GAAATCCCCTGCGGTCGTTGAAACAAAAAGTTCATCGCCAGCAGAGTACGTTCCCGAGGGAAGATCAATGCCTTCCAACGTGCCAAGCGTAGTGATATACACCTCTGCTCCGGAGTTGCCTCCGGTACTGATTACGCCAAACGAAGGCATCTTCGCCGCGTCATTAGCGTCAGCAAGATCGACATCGGGCGTGGTTCCGCTGGTGTATCCAGAGATGTACACAACATCACCAACTGAAAGTGCAGATGCGTTCCCGTTCTTCGCCCGGAACATCACCGAGCCTTCGAGATCCCCGTGAATTTCAGCCCAGCGGAAATCGGCAGACCCAAGGTCCAAAGTCCCATCTGCGTTCGGGATCAAGTCAATGCTGAGACTGCCCGATGTCAAACCGCTCGCGGGAATCGACGTTGCAGCAGGTAAGTTTGTCAACTGCGAACCATCAACCGCAGGAAGTCTCGACGACCCGTCGAGTTGAACAATGTTATTATTACCCGTCCCTACGTCTTCCACTGCCGCGGTACCAAGGCCGAGGTTCGTCCGAGCAGTTCCTACGTTCGCCAGATCGCTCAGGTTGTTCGCGGCCTGAGCCGGAGGTGCAGACGATCCGACGCTTACGACGTGACCCTTGCTGTCGATCTCGATTGCAGCAGGGAATCCGGTGCTTACTCCCGAACCCGAAGCATTGTCGTGTGTGACCGTGATCGTGTCACCGACTACGTTCGTAGAGATCGGAGCGGTCCCGGCAACCTTGATGTTGCCGCTAGTAGTGATTGCAGTTCCGGAACCATTGTCAGCCTGCGGAGTCACCGAAGTAACACTGCCCGAACCAGAAGGAAGATTTGTAAGGGCCGAGCCATCAAGGGCCGGAAGTTTAACCGTACCCCCCACATCAACCAGTTGGACAAGATTGCCCGCATTCGTTCCCGCATCAAGACTAGCGGCTCCACCTGAATCGCTGACCTTAGACAACGGCAGGCTTTGCTGGGCGTAGGAAACTACGCCAGTAGTGGAGTTGTAGGAAAGACCCGTCCCCCCCACTACACTGATTGCCTGCCGAGCGTTCGTGTCGGTGTAGGCAGATCCAGCCGTGCTGATCGTGACTGTTTGTTCTGGGGCAGGAGTCACCACAATAGTCTGAACGTCACCCTGAGTAAGCGTGACGGTCTGACTTACTTCGGTGATCGTTACAGTATCAGACACTAGTCGTGACCTCCGCCTTCACAATCAAAGATCCTTCGAGGATGCGGGTAACTTCGTTTGTGTTGGGCTCGTTGACTGCTTCAACGTCGTAGACATATTTGCCCGCAGGAATGTCAGCAGTATCCCCAGCAGACAATGTAATGATTATCTGATTAGACTGATTGACATGTGTGAAGTCGGCTGCTTCGGAGGTGAAAACCGCCGTGCCACCATACTTGTCCTTGGCTTGCATCCTGAACGTAGCACTGTCTGCGAAGTTCTCGGGGTTGCCGTTGGAAGTCAAAGTCCTCACATAAGTGAGTTTAGAGGTTTCACCTTGATTGATAGTCCAGTCGTATCGAGCGGTCATGGCGACCTCCAAGATCCAGAAAAGAACAGATCGTCATAAGCAGGGTTATCTACGGTCTTTCTCTTGAACGACTTGCCCGTCCTCATCTGCATATTAGCAAGGTTATCCGTGGCAGTCTTGATCGCGGAGCGATACTGTTGGAGGACCATCTGGTAATGACTGCCCGAGATCTTGCGATAGGCTCCCAACTTCATGGCGGAGCCTGCTGCGATTGCTTCGTACAGAGACTGCATCCCAATAGGAGCAATCTCATACTTCACGTTCTCTTCCAGAGAGGTGTTGAAGGGAAGCCTAGTCACGACCTCCCCCAACTCAACGTCATGACTTGCAATGACTCGTTCCTCTACCATTCCGGTATCGGGAAGGATCCGCAAGATTTGACCGGCATACGAGTTTTCTCTTCGGTCCAAAGCGCCAAGCGTTGGCGTGGCGTCGATGACCAATGTGCTTCGGTCGCCACGCATGGTGCCACCCGTTGCGTAGTGAGGCATCACGTCCCCGCTTGGAACATAGTACACCGTCCATGTATTCTCTGAAAGTTTCGGATCGAATCTCAGGGTGTTTCCTTCTAGAGCCCATCCGACTCCTTCGGGATGCCATTCAATACGCGGCTTGAGGTCTTCACAAATCCTCCCGTCAGAGTCAACCCTACTGATTCGCCACACTTCCCCAATGCTGGGGGGCAACTGATAGTACTCGGTGTTTGCGTCGGTTTGAAACTCAAACCGCATAACTACCGGATTATCCATGTTCATGTTTACACGCGACAACACGTCAACCATCGACGGGCTGATGATGTGGCGTACAAGGAAGTCGTTGTCGTACTTGGCGTCAAAGTCAGGATCATCGAGGTAGCCTCGGATCCGCTCAATGACGGTGTACAGGAATGAGCCGGTGCTGTGCATTATGCCACCCTAATTGCACGAGGAGATGCTAAGGTTCTGAAAGCAGCATGTTTCCTCATATGGGGATCGGTCAAGAGTTCTTCGAGGATTTCATTATAGCCTTGCCTATCAATACCACGAAGCAAATCAAAGATCGGTCCCAAGGCTTCTTCTTCACGCGCCGTAGGATTAGTGGTATCTAAGCCGCTTACTCCCCCACTCTTCCGCTTGACTGCGGTACCGCCAAAAGGAGTAAGCATTGCAGCCTTGAAATGCTCGCCTTCAAATCTGCCTTTGCCCCTGTATGGAACATTTCTCTTTGCAAGAAGTTCGTTTAACTCCCCTGAATTTCGTTTGATGTAATCTTTCGCACGATCTTCAAGAAGCCCAATACTCCCAACATCAAAGCGAAGAGACTTCTTTGGAGCAAGCAATCTCATGATGCCGGGATCAATTCCCTCGGCAGTTAAATACTTGGGATCAATGTTTTTCTGTAGACTCCCATAATGAGCAAAGTCTTCTAGTGTGGGGTCCCCGGTAGCCTTTCTAATCAAATTCCCCAAATGCTTTTCGGCTTGCCTTATATCGGTATAGCCGTAAACCCCTCTACCTTGATTAGCCCCCATGCTCAAAGCAGGGTTGGCCTTTACCCCTTGCATGACTCCCGCAGAAGGAGTGGCGTGAAACAATTCCACAAGTTCATCAAGAACCTTAGTAAGACTTCTAATTGAACTTAGAGGATTAGCCATTAGGTGCCGCCGGTGATGATTCGGCCCTTAGCCGAGTTCATGAGATCTTTCTTGAATTCTACAGTTTCTGCCGTCTCGTTGTTGTTCCATTTCTTTGAACGAATGGATTCGGCGATAGCATCATTCCCGGTACTCCGGCCTACCCAATCAGCAACGCGATGCTTTTCTTCGATATTGTCACGGGCAATTCGCCTCTTGGAGTTAGCCCTGTCTCGAATCCCTCTCTTCATGGATTCGGCAATTTCTTGGGCAGGACGCAGGCGGTTCCGAACCCAGTCCTGAGTGGGGGGATGCCAGTTGGGTGGCGACGGGAAAGCCTCCAACTCCATGACAATCCCAACCCCATCACGTTCAGGATGATAAATCCACTTGGACAACACAAAGGTTCCAGCGGATTTATGGTGATAAACAAAAAGATCTTCGATGCCGCTAAAACGTCGAGCCCATAAAATCCAATCTGAATCGGGCAAGATTTCGTGGTCTTCACCAAGAACAAGGCCCATACCTGCGGCGTGGGCTCTTGCGTCAAATGTGATTTCTACGTTCTTCATTTCTTCTTTCTCTTTGATTTCCAAGAAACGCGAGCAGGACCCTTCTTCGCAGAAGTTCCCTTTTTCGTACATGCTGCTTTGGTGGGACGGCAAGCGGGGTAAGGCCGCTTGCTTCCGCCCTTTGCTGACTTGCGACCGCATGCCTTACCCGTCTTGCAGTCAATCCAGCCCTTGCCGTTGTTCTGAGAGAACCACTTCTTAAGACCAGTTTTCTTCTTAGCCATCAGCAGCAGCACTCCCTCCACGTCTTACCACAACGTGGACAAATCATCTCAGATGCCGGGGTCACTTCTTCTTGCCCCCGGTGCCCCAGTTCTTTGCGCCCTTCTTACGGCACTTGACGAGGGCACCACTGGCATAGGCAGACGGCCACTTCTTGTAACGACTCTTGACCTTGTGGTAACAAGCGTCCTTCTTGCCGCCCGTCTTCTTCTTTGCCATTACTTCTTGCCTCGCTTCTTACCCTTCATCATCTTGCCACAACCACCGGGCTTCATAGCCTTCTTGGCAGCAGCCTTACCCTTCTTGGTGTAGGGGTACTTCTTACCGTTCACGCTTGGCATGTCAGCACTTCCATCTGCGGCGAGCCTTGCGGAGCCGACTGTTCGGATCCTTGGCCGCCTTGGGAAACTTCTTCATCTGGCCCGCCGACCGGGCACAGAACGACTTCTTACGGGGACCACCTCCGGGCTGGGGAGCCTTGAGGTTGGAGCCCGTCTTTCGATTGATGGAGGCGCGGCCCTTGGCGGTAAGCCCGCCTTTCTTGGACTTGCAGCCGCTCTTGATCGAGCAACCCTTCATTGCGCCCTTCTTCTTGACCTTCTTAGCCATGATGGCCTCCCCGAAAGTCGGGGAGGGGGGACTATGCCCCCCTCCCATGACTACTGAGATCAGTCGTCAGCGTAGACGCGGTCCTCAGTCACACCAGTCAACTTGAGACCGGCGGGCTGATCCGGGATCAACTGCATTCGCAGCATACCGGGCATCTGGACGGCTTCCGTCATTCCCTTACCGTTACCAAGAAGGTACGGGAACTTCACGCTGCTACCGCCGGTGAGGGCAGGAACAACGAACCGGAACGGAACGTAGGAGTCCGCTTCGCCCATGTTCTGGAGACCAGCGTAATCAGGCGGCACATACCGCTTCCAGTTGTTGCCGGAAGTCTTCCATCCGTAGACGGTTTCCTTCTCGACGTAGTTGGAAGTGTGGCCCTTGTAGGTACGACCCTCGAACGTGAAGGCAAAGCCTTCCTGACTTCCCTCGCTGTTGAGGTTCGAGAGGTTGCCGGTACGGTCGATCTGGTACTGACCGATCTTCTGGGCTTCGTAGGAAAGCCACACACCGTCCGACGCCACAAGGCTGTCAATGGTCTGGCCGTACTTCATCTTCGCCACATGGAAGCGACGGAGGTACTGACGCAACTTGTGTTCCGTCAGAACGCCGACACTCGTCTTGGTGAAGGACTTGAACTCGGGGTGGACATCGACATCAATTCGAGCCGCGGTGTCCGTCGCAGCCTCGCCACCAAGAAGGTTGCCGCTAGCCTTGAGCCAAGAGTTAACACCAGCAATACCCGTGAAGGACGGGTTGCCGACGCTACCGTCGCTGGTTTCACCACTGTTGGCGTAGACGATGATGTCGCCGTCAGCAATAACAGTGTCAAGACCTTCGGGCGTCACGACGCGGATCAGACCAGTGAGGTCATCAACCGAAGCGACATACGCGGCCTTGCGAGTCGAGTTGGCTCCGTTACGACGGGTGTTGCCGTTGTAGAAGTCAACACGCTGACCAGTGAAGAAACGGTCGCCCGCAAGTTCGTCAGTCTTGAAAGTGACCGAACGAACGCTGCCAGCAGTAGCAGTGGTGCTGCCAGAGCCTTCGAGGGAGTCCTCGTTGGCGACGGTGCTGTCCACGGTGCCGAGACGGTACGAGTCGTTCTGCGACAGGTACCAGTAGTTGCAGAGCGTGTGGCTCAGGTTCTGAGCAAAGCCCTGAAGGATCGGCGAAACCACATCACCAATGACCGCCGGGGTGGCGTCCATCTGAAGTTCACCAAGGGTGAGCGACAGGTTGGTGTACATAGCCCGCATCGGGATGGTGAGCCGGAAGGTCTTCGGCTTCGGGCCATCCATCGGATCGGGGAACACGCTGGTGGTGTTCTGCCGAAGGATGCGGCTACCAGACGAAGTGGAGTTCACGTCATCGCCGTACAGCATAAAGTCGTTGGCAGGTCCACCCTGCTCAATGACGCCGGTCATGCCGGTGCGGTACAACTTGTTGACCTGAAAGTCCTTCGAGAACTCGGAAACAGGACCAACGCCCTGAGCCGAGACGACAGTATCACGCCAGATTGGATCCAGCGTCGGGAGGATCGTGTCGATCTGCTTCGACAGGATCTCCTCGATTCGCGTGGACTCGCTATCAAAGAGCGTGCCCACGGCATTAGTAGAGGCCGTATAAGCCATTGTGAATTACCTCACGCTTTAGATTCGCCGCCGGGATCCGACAGCGAACGGAGCAGTTGATCAGAAGTCCAGTCACGCAACTGGGCTTCAACATCACCGAAAGTTTTGCCCTTGGTGTCTGGCACCTTGACGGGCTCCTTACGGTGAAGAACTTCGGTCTGCCCCGCCGTTTCCGGAACTCGTCCAATCTTGGACGGGTCTCCGATTACTGTGAGCATATCCTTTGCAACAGAATTAGCCGCTTTCTTAACTTCTTCGCTTACCCACGAATCTTCAAAAAGCCCTGCTTGATTTCTGCGATTCCGAAGGTTCTCAAGTGCCTGAGCCCTGACTCTTTCAGAAACGCTCTCGCGGGCAGCCTTTGCTTCTTCTTCACTTCGATTGGTACCAAGCCAATCCATAAGAACTTTACCATCGCTATCCGTACTAATAGCACTAGAAAGAGAATTTTCTAGATTTTGTTGGAGCATTTGAGCCCGCATCTTCAAGACCTGATCATTCAACTGATCCGTCCGGGGATCTTCAAAGTTCTGGCGTTCCGGGACCTGCTCATTCTTCTCGGGCATTTCGTTTCCTTGGTCGTAGACTTGAACCCATTCTTCCACCTGATCGGGGTCGTAATTCATATCAAGAAGAATCTGGCGCGCGTTGTGCTTCTTGACTTCTGAATCAGTATTGGGATTCATAAGTCGAGAAGTGGCTTCTTTAAAACCTTCGAGGTGGTCCGTGTATTGACGAAGTTCCTCGTAATTCTTGGCAGTCTCAGCCAGTTCCTCTGGGGTGTATTCTTTACCCCCCACATTAATGGTGTTACTGACTGGGGTTTCTTGAGTCTCTACCGTTTCAGGAGTAGGGGACTCGTTGGTTTCTTCTACCATAGTTGTCTCTTCAGCCAATGTTCGCTCCTTGAATCATGCCGGGTCCGGGCTGAGGTCCGGGGCCAGCGGGGGGAGGTGCTTGCTCTGCAAAGAGTGCTGCCGAATCAGGATTCGGAACCATTGCAGGAAGCGAAGCACCCATGAATTGAATCAATGCTTCACGATACTTCTTGAACTCGTCAATTACAACAGGGTCCGCCTTCATCATAAGAGTTCCAGACATGAATGAAGACAAGACCCTCATTTGAATTTCAGGCTTGGAGGTATGGGGTGTAATGACCACCTGTCCCGGCTCTGCTCCATTGCCATAAAGATTCAGGATGTTCTGGACCACCTGCTCATAAGCGGCTTGATCTTCGTCAATCCACATCGCAAAGTCCAAGCCTTCCTTCAAGGCGAACAACTTAAGCGAGTCTGGGTCCATCAGGCCCGCTTGGAACATCTGCATGGCCTCTTGCTTGCGAGCAACCTCTGATCGAGGATTGATCTGCCGTACAGAGAACGTCAAATGAGCCACGTTGGGAATTGGGTTGTTCTTAAAAGATATCTCGCTCGTATCGAAATCAATCACCGCACCAGCAAGATTCAAGTCTAAAGACTTGACGGGAATTGGAGCAGGGTTAATCATCAACTCCCTGCTGGCATTCGAAAGCATACTTCGATACATCTTGCCCCACGCCTGCACAACACCCATGGTCGGGTTTGTCATTGCCCGATTGATCTGCTCGTCGAGGAACTGAAGTCCAGTCGCAGAATCGACCCGGCCCTTCTCGGCAATAAGATCCTGTACCGGATTGATGCTTTGCATCAACTGTTTTGCGAACGCGGCAGTCTTGCCCGGCACATCGCCTGCATTGTGAGGTTGGATAGTGAAGGGGCTGAACTTTTCGTTTAAGGGATCAGGCTGATACGAGATCATTCGCAAGCCGTCTCCGACTTCACGAAGGATGGATCGTTCGTTAAAAGATCCCTGCGGCATCACAACAACGCCGTACCTGTCTAGATTCTTGATGTTGTTGAACAACGCCTTCAGCATCTTCTCCATCTCGCGGTTAATGCTGAAGAGAAGATCAAAGAGACCAGCGCCATGGAAAGAACCGTTCTCCATAAAACGGGCAAACCCGATAGGGCAGTATGTCTGAGAAGAACTAAGGTCCTGATCTTCAATCAGGTAGTCTCCCGAACAAACCACATATCGAGAGCAAGTACCCCTGTCCCCATCAATCCAAAGTTCCCGAACCCGGACAACCGTCATTGAATCGGCACTAGTTGTCTTGTACCCCTTCGTGTTGAAGCCATTGCCCGTAAATCCATGATCTTCAGAGACTTCGGGGTCCTCAAGAGGATCCCCAATCTCCATTTCGTAATACTCGCAATCCTCCAGATTCCTTTTGATCTTGTCCCCAAACTTCTCGACAAGAGTCTCAAGAGGAACCATTCTCTGTCGAATCATTCCACATTGCTTGGTGTAGTCTTGACCAAGGGATGGGAATGGAAGGATTTCCTTCGGGTGAATTACCTCTAAGTCCGAAGTAAGGCCAATCGTATCGTGGTTTGTGATATGGCCTTGGATCCCGCAAGAGCCCAAAGAAGTAAACAAGTGGGCAAACTTGGTAGATACTTCTGCAACCTGCTCATCAGAGACAAGAGAATCCGCAAGCATCTGGGCTGTTGCCCTCTGCCGGATCATCGGAAGGCTTGTGCCAGTCCGAAGAATCTTGGGGCGGAGGTCCATAGAGGAAAGACGGGAAGATGCCCGGTCAATCGCCGAGAGCATCTCCTGACTCTGAAACTCCATGTTCCCCTCTTCGTCAAGATAGTGGGGGGACAGATTCCCAGACACGGGATCAAAGACATCAAACCTACGCATACCGTTCAGGTAGTAATAGGTGAGCAGCCAAGTAATCCGACGATAGGAAAGTCTTGCGATTTCCTTTTCGGCGTGATCACGAATGACCTGACAAATCTCAATCTTCTTCTTGGGCAGTTTGAATCGGTGCTGAGACATGTCGTTCCTTTGCGGCTACGCCCCCCGGCTTCCAATGGGACGGGACATCCATCGGGTTAAAGTTAATACCTTCCAGATTAATTTCTCCCCCCACTCGGGCAGGATTCTGGACAGGCACATCGGCATTCTTATCGTGACTGTAATAGGCACGAGCCATCGCTTCATAAAGAAAGTACGGAATTGTTACTTGTTGGAACGCAGGATCAGACCCGACTGGGTCCAACCTCAGGTCCTTCGGAGGCTCTGGCGAGAAGTTCATTTACAAATTCCGGACTAATAGAGTCTAGTTTATACGCGAGCGGAGTTCCTGCATCATCCCTTAGTTCGCCGTCGAGCATCTTTTCTTCGGTCGTTCTATCGTCCACGATGTCCTCGGGATTCCGCATGATACGGCCCTTGAGGATGTTACCTGACATAGAAAGGGTATCAAGATGGTCGTCTTTAGCGAGACCGCCATCGGCAACCTCCGGGTTGAACTGCTCGATCTGGTCGAATAGGTTCGTCCAGTGGCGGTCCATCCGGCGTTCGAGCGGGAACTTGATAAGGCCGTTCTCGAACCGGAACTGGAGAGCCCCGATCCGGGCGGACTTCGAGATCATGCCCACCTTGAGGGGCACGATCTTAGGCATGTGGGCTACCCCGAACATCTCGGATGCTCGCTGCTTCACCAGACTATCAAGGTTCTGGTAGAGGGCGATGCTCTGGCGGACTACTTCCGGGTGGATGGACGGCACCTTCCATTTGTCTGCAATCTGGAAGATGTTCTTGATTAGGGTGTTCTCATCGCACTGGGCACCCCAGACATCAATAACAAACAACTCATTGTCTGGCGTAGCCGCCATCACCATGCAGACCTTGAAATCTGAATCTCCGGTGGCTGTCCAAGAAGTATCCACCGTCATGAAGACCCACGATTCCTTCAAGAAATCGCAGATCGGCATCTTCTTGGTATCGCCTTCCTGATCCTTCCAATTAATGAGGGTCGCGGATTCTCGGGGGTTGAGGCCATAGTCGGCATCTACGCTCGTCAACCACCAGCGATGGCTGTCGTCCAGTTCGGGGAAGAACTGGTCTTCACTACTACCGGGATCCGCCATGTACTCCGACGCGAAGTTGGCAGATCCGATCTGCTCCTTGATTTCCTCAAGGCTAATCCGCTCTTTGAGACGAGGATCGTTTTCCTTCTGCCTTCTGTCTACCGGCCACATCTCGGGCCAGCAAGAAACCATCTCGTCTTCCTTATCCTTATAGGCAGCCTTGATGATCATCCGGGACCAGTGGTCGAATCGGGGATCACGAGCCTTCAAGCCATTGGCGGTTTCCTGAGTCTCCATCGCATACCACGCATAGTGGCGACGGCTCACGAAAGTAGCGAGCCACCGGAGGCTGGTGCCGGGCCTTGTGATCATGGGCATGACCACCTTGAAGAGCAGGGTGTCCATGTACGAACGGAGGACGGACATCGAGGTCGATGCACGCGGATCGTACTCAGGGTCATCAAGGACGTAGCAGCGGGGACGACCACCACGCTGACGAGACTCTGACGAGATCGCTCGGAACCACGAGCCGTTCTTCAGATACATCAACTCAATGCCGAAGGACGCTTCACCACGACGAGGCACAATCCGGTTGTCGTCGAACTCCGGACTCCAATCATCGAAGATACGGGAGTTCTGTTGGAACTGCGTCTTGATGATCTGGCCGGTCTGCTTGGCGTTGTCGTTGGTTGAGGTCGCGTAGATGAAGGAGTAGCCGGGTCTCGTCA